CTGAAAGTGTAATTGTGGTAGCAGTATTACCTACTACACGAATCACTGATTTGCTTCTTTTATTATTTACGATTTCGTATGGCATTTTATCTTAGTCCCATTGATGCACGCCTACGCATTGACATCTTTCTTTTCAATAACGTGCGGCGTAATTTAGCTCTTCTAGTTGTTTTCCAAGAACGTTTTAACAAACGTGCTTTTCTAATTCTTTCTATTGCAGGTATTCTTTTTACAGTGTTACCAGACATTCTGTAACCTTTGATACCAGAACGTCTTACATTTTTCTGTACAACTATTTTACCTTTTTTGTTTCTACGTATTCTACGACGAATCTTTTGTATTCTACCCATCTTGATGATGTTTGGGTTTCTTCTTTTTACAGCTTCAAGTAAATCTTCTTCTTCGAAAAAAGATTCTTTAACTACTTCTCTTTCTTCATTTAATTTTTCTTCTATTTTTTGAAGCATTAAATTTTCAAAGCATTTTTTTGCTTCGATAACTTTGCTTTCTAAAATTAAATTTATTAAATTCATTTTACTTTACTGAAAGCAAAAGATGCTACCTTTTCGAAGTGAGCAGGAGATTTATGTACCATATCTGCCAACTTTTTCTTATTCTCATCATTTACAGCTTTATGTACTTGTGTAATTGCTGAAGCTGTATAATGATCCACTTTTCTTGTTTGACCGTTAGCAAATTTTACCGACTGTGCTTGTTTACCAGAAACAATTTTATGCAACGTGTCCATAACTGCTTCTTCTAATTCAACTTCTTCAGATTGCAACACGGAATCAACACCTGCACCGTAAGGTATTGTAAAGTGTTTATCTAACTTAGAGTTATAATAAAGAGCAACCTTAGTTTTGTCTGGGTAAATACGAATTGCTTTTCTTTTTAACATTAACATAACAGGAGGATCTTCTGTTGAAGCTTTAGAATCTGCTTCAATAATAGTTTCTTCTTTTACTTCTTTTTCTTTCTCACCAACTGTAATACGATGAGCTTTTACTTTTCTACCAGAAGAACTTATTTTAAAGTCAGAAGTGTCAATTACACCTTCATTAATCTCTTCAGATTCTTCACGAACAGCTTGTCTAGTTCTTTGAAATATTTGTTTATTATTGGTAATTAAATCTACCATTTTATTAAACAAGTTTTGAAGAATCATCTTATCAGCATTATTAAACTGGGGGCGATCATCTTGCATCTTATCTAAAATACGATGTATTCTTTGTAACTGTGCTTTATTTGCCAAACCAGCTCGAACTAAAACATCAAACTTAGAATAGTCTGATTTTTCTTCTTCCACTAAGTTTTTAAACTCGTTTAAAGATTTCATTTACTTAACCATTATTTACCATAATTTAATTTATTAGCAGCTTGATGAACACCAATTGTACGTTTTACGTAGTTTTTACCTGCGTCGCGTGCCATTGATCTATCACCCGCATCAGGTGAACGCTTCAAGTGATCCAATTCTTGTTTACTATCCGATGCTTGGTCACCAGCTTTTCTTATATAACTTTTTAAAGTTGATTTAGATAATTCGTCAAGTTGTTCACCGTCATGTTCTACATCTTCTGCATAAGATTCTTCATCGTCAGTAATCTCTTCGAAACTTTCTTGTTGCCCACCAAAAAGAGACCTTGCAAGTTCTTTCTTTTGATTATCAATATTCTCAAAAGCTTTTGCTGAAAGAATATCGTTTAAACTTTCTTTTGCGGTTGAAGCATTACCTGCAACAACATCATCTATAAATTGTGAAATGTTCATATTTTTCTCCTTTATCGTCTATTTAGTATTGATGAATACCTATCCGTTTCAGCGTCCAATTCTGGAGTTGGCGATTCGGAATTTCTATCGTCAATAGTATTATCTACTGGTGGGTATTCATCTGGTGAAGGAGGTGGAGGTTCGGCTTGACCCATTGTTGGTCCACCTAAACCTTGTTCATCTTCTTGATCTATTTGTTTTTGCATGTCAGAAATTTCTTCATCCGTCATTTGAAGAATTTTCTTCTTTACAAATTCGTGTGAAAAATATTTGCCAATGTAAGGATCAACCATACCAACCATTTGCAATCTGTTTTGTAAGAGTTCAGATTCTCTTAGTTCAGTAAAGTTATTATCTTTTTTAAAGTCGTAGATAATTAACTCTTTAAAATCATTCCATTCTTCGGATGTACAAATACCTTTTAAGATTAATTGTAACCCTAGAGCTTCAGTAAACATTTGTGAAAACTTATTACGAAGTCTTTGAATAAATTTTGCAAATTTTAATTCATCACGGGTAATTTCTTGACTTCTTCCTAGTCCTGCAAAACCACCACCAGTTTGTTCATCTAATCTGGAAAGTGGTACATTTAATGAGTTGAGAAGTTTCTTTTGGAAATACTTAACATCTTCTAGTTCACCTAGATTCTGACCTGCTGGCAATGTAGTAATTTCTGTACCTTTACCACCTTCACGGCGAGGCAACCAGAAATCTTCTAACATTGACATGTGTTTGCGATCATCACGTAATTCACCAGTAGAAGCATCATATACCATTTTGTTACGATACTTAACCATAACATCACGTAGGTACTGTTCTGCTTTACCTTTTGGCAAGTTACCTACGTCGATGTAAAAAATTCTACGTTCTGGTGCTCTTGAAATACGGTAAATAACTACAGCATCTTCAATCATACGAAGTTGATTTAATGGCTTAATTACTTTATGTAAGAATGAAATTACAAAAGTATTTTTTGCATCCATTATACCAGAATTAATATTGATGATTGAATCTGGAGATATTCTTAAACCAGGACTGGTTGATGCGGTGTAATTTTGAGTTGTAGTGCCTTTATCATTATACACATAGTATTCAGCAGTAGATAGAATTACTTGTGCTCCAGTTTTTGGATCTCTACCTGTTTTTACTTCACGAACTTTTCTAATTTTTCTTGGGTCAATATAACGTAATTCTTGAATACCTTCTTTAGGATTCTTTTCATTAACTATAATGTGATAGTACATTCTACCATCGATGTACCATCTTTTGAATAAATCGGAAGCTAAATTAGAGAAGTTTAGAAGAGTTAGTACTTTATCAAATTCTTCTATTATTTTTTTCTTAATTGATTCAGTTGTTTTTAATTTGTCAAGATTAATATCAACAACTTTTTTATCGGAAGAATATGTAATTGCTTCGTTGACAATTTCGTCAATTGCTTTTTCTAGTTCTGGATGATTTGCCATCTCACGATAACGAGTTATAAGTTCTAATTCGTTTCGTATCGAACCTTCTAGATCAACATATGTACCGTAATAGGCATTACTAGTAATGGTAACGGCACCATCATCTAAAGCTTGGGTTGGAAGTGTAAAGGAAGCTTGTTCAGGTTTTTCGACCTGAACAATGTCCTTTTTACCTAAAGTAAATCCAAATAATTTTATAGCCAAAATTTATAATCCTATAAAAGGAGAAAGAGCGATGGCTCTTTCTCTATCAAACCACAGCATCTTCAGCTGATTCCCACCACTGATAAGTAAGAGTCACTGAAAATTCTTCAATTGTATCATTAGCACCCCAATCAACATCGATTGGAGTTATATCTGATGGGAATAAACCAATAAACTTATACTTCTTCAAAACATCACCATTTTTTGCAAACTGTCTTACTTCACCATCTACAGAATATGATGAAGGTGTTTGCGCTAAAGGTGTACGAACATTAAGACTATGACTATTGATGCCATTCATCCATCTTTCAAACGCATTACGAATAATAAAATCTTCATCATTAATAACAGTAATTGTCCAATCAGCAAATGTTCTATTGCCCACAAATTTTAATTCACGACCAAAATACTGCACAGGAACAATACCAAGAGTTGAACCTGGTAATTGTGCCGTTTTACACATAAACGATAATTTTGTTTGTGCATTTCCTGGCGATGAAAAAGAAGGAAAGGGCATAGTAACCTCAAAGAGGTTTGGTCTTGCCCCATCTCCTTGCATCTGAGAGCGGAATTCGTTAATGTTAAATGCCATTTAAATTTCTCCTATCTCTCTATTTATTAGAATGATCCAACCACTTCATTGAACGATACGCCTGTACGTACTGCAACGAAGTTAAGTTGAATAAAGTTGATCGAACGTGCTGGTTTAATATAAATGTCGCCAACAAATTCGTTACGATCAATTACTTCTGGTGTATTATTTGTTGTATCACATACGACACGATAGTCGAAAATACCACGACGACCCTGAACATCACGTAAGAATGGTTCTACAAGGTTTACAAACTGCGCTCTTGTAAATTCATCATTGAATTCAAACAACGAAGAGCGAGCTGCTCTTGAAATAGACTTTTCAAGTACAATAAAGAGGCGGCGAACATTAATTCTATCAAATGCAGAAGGCTTAGATAACAAAGTTTTGTCACCATATAAAACCGTACCTTCTCCTGGGAAAGTAACTACAGGATTAATACCAAGTTTATACAAACTATCTCTTTCGGATTTTGTAGGATTCCAAGATAGTTTTACAACATTCTTAATTTGACCTCTGTTAAATCCTGCTGGTGAGAACCATGGATCTCTTTCGATATCGGTTCTAGCGCAAAGTCCAGCAATATCTCCATTTAATGGAATCCAGCGATAAACATCATTATACTTATCGTACTGATATTTCCAACCTGAATCCATAACAGCAAAAGAAGAAGAGTTAAATGTATTTCTTAATGTTGTAATATCAGCAACTTCATTTCCAGAATTGTTTACACAATCCGATTGTTCTGGTGATAAGAAAATTAAACAATCTTTTCTATTTTCTGCCATAGCAGTTAAATGATCTGGAACTGTATCGCCTACAACTGAACCAGACATGATTAATGAAACATCAACCGCATCAGGATTATCGAACGAGTCATAAGAGGAAGTTAAGTTACCTGCTGAAGGAGCACTATCGATACCTCCACTCAATACATAATCCGTTGCTGATAGTAAATCGTAAGCTCTATCTGGTTCGTTTGCTATTATATACTCAGTACTTCTTCCCCAATTGGTACCAGAAACAGGGTGTGATGTCCACCAAATCCATTTTGATCTTGTGTTTAAAACATCTTTGTAATAATTTGTTGTACCGTCAGAATTTTTTGCATCACTTGCTTTTGATACAAAATCAAACTTTTCTAGTATAGTATTAGCTGTACCACTAATTTTACCTGTAGTATCAATGACGACAATATGTATTTCATCTCCAGTAACACCTTTTGAAGTGGCATAAGAAGAGGTATTTGCATTAGAACTAAACACATTTTGATATTGCCATGTACTTAATATAGCAACGTTTGAATCGCACATAGAAACTTTTAATGAATTTCCTAATGAACCTGGAAACTTTGCTGCAAACAAAATTGATTCTGAACCTGATGAATGATTTTGTTCATAATCGGTTCTATTATCAATTCTTACAGGCGTGCCACTTGTTGTAGCGTTATTAGCAGTTGACCCTGCTGAACGAACGATGCGTAGATCGTTTGAATACGATAAAAAGTTTGCGGCAGTGAAGAATGAGGTGTATGTGTTGCTGTCTGGTTTACCAAATCTTTCTACTAGTTGAACTTCATTATTAATAGTTACAATTTCATCCACTGGTCCCCAGTTGAAATTACCGGCAAAACCACCAACAGTAGTAGCCACAGAAGGTACAACAGTTGTTAAATCAACTTCTGAGACATTCACACCTGGTGATAGTTGAAAAGCCATTTTTAAATCTCCTTTTTTCAGGCTGAATAAATTCTTTTATTGTCTATTTATGTTTTTAGAAACTTGAGGATATATACCCTCTACCTTCTATGGCGGACCACACATCGCCAGAAGAATCAACGACAGGTTCTGGTCTTCCATCATCGATAATACCTACAGGTAGTAATTGTTCCTCACCTAACATGTCGTTTTCTTCAAGTAAAACTTTACGAATATCGATATTTGTGGCTTCTTTGAAATAGGATTGTGCCGTTAACCAGGCAAAAAGAACTAATCCCATCACCAAATCATCGTTATTGCCTTCTTCGGCAGCATAACTATCTTTCTGACGAACAAAAGTATTTAATTCAGCAATCGTATCAAAATCGTTGATAATTAACTTATCACTTTCTACTAGAGTTTTCAAGTTAGCGCAACCAATTTTTTTGACTGTTTTGGTAGTTTTAACACCAAAATTTGCAGATCGTTTAAAACCACCAGAAATTGTCTGACCTTTAATGTGGTGATGGTCGATTTTATAGACATTTTCATACTCTAAATCATAATGCATAATATCAACCACTTGTTGACCTACATTGTTCGTTTCAATTAGTACGAAAGCTTCATTATATTTCTTGGCCAATGAGTAGATTACTGTTGGAAAAAATAACAAAGGTAGTTTATTGTTACGATACTTGGCAACCTGTTTGTATGGAACTTCTGAAACATCTATAACATTGATTGTCGAATAGTCTCTTTCCACACCTTCTGAACAATCTACCGTACAAATATAAAGTCGGTTTGGTTGCGGTTTTTGGTAAATGTCCAAACCTTCTTCAGACTCAATCGGATTAAAGAATGCTAGAGACCTTAATTTTACACCAGAAACCAACGTTGCTGAAGAACCAATAAATTCAGTTTCAAACTCAACCCTAAATTGTTCTTCAGAAGTATTACGTATCGTTTCTTCTTTCCACTTTTCATCTCGACCTGGAACCATCGACCAATGAACTTCAACCGGCACATAAGTTGAACGTTTCTCAATTGCATCTGTCCACATTTTGTAGAATAGATTCAAACCATTCGGAGTAGAAACAATAATAACCTTAGATGTTTGTCCAGATGAGATAACAGGATATGTAGATTGAAAGAAATCTAATGCCATGTTATGTTGAACGAAAGCAAATTCATCCAAAAAAATCAAGTTGTAAGAACCACCTCGAACACCAGCCGCAGAAGTCGCATACGCAAATATTTTAGAACCATTTTCAAGTTCTATATTTCTTTTGTTCCAAACAATAATGCCTTGTTGCAACCAAATAGGTAGATATTCATAAGCCTTCTGTAATCTAGAAAGAATTTCTTGGGCTAATTGACCTTTGTTGGCCAATATTGCGATTGAATATTCTTCTTGAAATAAAACACACCACAACATGTAACCAACCGTTGTGGTAGTTTTACCTACCTGTCGAGGCATTTTTGCAATCGAGAAACGATTACTGTGAAAAGATTTGACCATTTCTTCTTGAAATGGCCACATATCAAATGGTACAAGACCTTTATCGACGTTTACAATCTTAACATAAGTTCTTATAAAATATACAGGATCTTCAATACAACGAGCTAATTCTACGGCTTGTTCTTCCGTATACTGTATTTCTATACCAACTTTTTTTAATCGTTCATTACCAAGATAACCGTCATTCATTTATTTTGAAATACTTCTCAACATCCAAGCATGTTTACTGTGAGTATCAATTCTGCCTGCTAAAAAGTCCATTAGTCCTTGTTGATCGAATTGCTCAGCAAGTTTAAATGTCATATTCAAAGTATTCATTACTATCTGATTATCACTTAATAATTTTCTTGCCATGTCGGTACCAAGAGGTACATTTAATTCATCCTGTATTTCGGTTAATTCCATGAATCTAGAGAGGGAGCCTGGAGCATAAGCATCTAGAGCTCTAATTTGTTCGGCAATAGGGTCAACTGCGTCGTGAAGTTCTTGGTATAAATTACCAAAAAATTCGTGATATTGTGGGAAGTTTGAACCTTCTACATTCCAATGGTAGTTGTGTGATTTTAAGTACATAGCAAATGTATCTGCTAATACTTTTTTCATCATTTCTACTAAAGTTTCCATTTTATTTCCTTTTAAACCTCTATTTATATTATAAGTTTGTTATAGTGTCCGAAAATTGTATGGTGGTCAAAGAAGTTGCAGGAGTTGTTATACCCAAAGAACTGTTTGTCAGCGTGACTCCAGAACTAGCACTTGTCATAGAAGAAAGAATGTCGGTTACCGTAACATTTGAAGAACTAGCATTTGCATAAGTAATAGTATTTGCTAAAGCATAAACTCCTGTGTCTGATCCGTCAGCTTTAAATTTTGTTACAAAATCTTTATTGGCTAGATAGATATATCCTTCTCTATCTGGAAATATATTAGGTTCTTGTCCATCGCCAGCGTGTATTGTTTTAGTATAATCAACTACACCGTTTGAATATAATTTTGAAATAACTGCCACGGTTGAATTTCGAGAGTCTCTACCTGTAAAATAAACAGCATCATCTTTTTTAGAATATGTTATAGTTGTAATAGTAGTGTTACTAAATCTTTGAGCCCAGTCTAATGATCCGGTATTTGTTAATTTAGCAACGAATCCTTGAGTTGTGCCCGTACTAGTTTCTCTTCCCACCAAGTAAACATTTTTATCCGAGTCAACACACATACCTTCTGATATAAAAAATCTACCAATTCCTATTCCTAATTGTCTCCCCCAAGAAATAGTTCCTGTTGAAGTTAAAGAAATAACTTGAGAGTAAAATGTATTACCGTATTGGCGAGAATCAGCAGTAAACCAGGAGACATTATCGAAGGCTTCACAAGCTCTAATAGTTGGAAAATCATGACCACTAGGAACAACGTATTGTTTTTGATATACTGTTGATCCTGCGGTATTAAGACGTAAAATATATTGAAACTCTGTAAAAGTAACTCCTAGATAATCAGATTTTAAATCACTAAAAGCAAATTCACCCGAAACATCAGTAATTTGCCTTTGAAATCCTATTGTTCCAGTAGGTGTAAGTCTTATAACATTTAGTCTTCCATTTAAAGCTGAAGATGAACTGGCGTGAGTCAGTCCAATATAAACATTTTGACTCGAATCGGGAACGTCTTTAGATGCCGTTTCATATCTTTCTACTGAAATATGATTTGCAAAAATATAAGTATTTGCCGGATAATTTACTGCCCAATAAATGTTTCCATTAGATTTGTGTCTATTGATTATTCTTGCTGTATTTGTAAGTGTAGTAGAAGTGTTTGAGTCAGCACCAACCGTAATTATTTGTCCATTACTTGTATTACTGAAGGTGCCAGTTATTCCTCTATACCTATTTGTTGACATGGATATCCATCCGTTAGCTAAACCGGATGCAGCTGAACCCACTCTATACAATAAATAAGTTGCTATAGAAGTTAATGAACTTGATCTAGGCATTTTATCCGAATGTTGACAATTGACCTAATACTGTCCATGTACTAGATGTTCTCACTAAAGAAAAAACAACCAAGTCTCTTTTATTAGCATTTCCTGTTGGTGTTGATCCATTAGACCAATTTATAGTTTGTGAAGAACCGTCAATCTGTAATGCATTAGGTATATAAGCTGTGGCGCCTTGAATCAAAATAAGAGAAACAACCATAACTCTATCGTTTGTTGATGGTACGTTTGTTATATTTGCCGTAAAATTTGCAGATATAGAACTGTGATAAAATAAAGAACCTAAAGAAAAATTGTGCGTTACTGTTCCTGTAGCATTTGTTAATGTTTGTAATTTTTCTATTGATTGTTGTAAATTAGTATTTCCAGAAAGTGTTAAATCACCAGAAATGGTTCCACCAGAAGTTGCAAGTTTTGTATTTGAAGAAGTAAAAGCTCCATTGGCATAACTACCTGCATTTATAGCATTTGTATTTGCAGTATTAGCTTGAGCAAAAGCTCCATTAGCATAAGAATCACTTGAGGTTGTTGTAAAAGATAAATTTCCTAAACCATCAGTTGATATGAATTGACCACTAGAACCTCCAGTAATTTTCACATTACTTATAGAATTCAAGTTTGAACTACCAGAAATACTTAGAC